CTATTGTTTCAGTACCAACTTTTAAACAAGTTTCTTGATATGCACTAAAAGTTTCTGAGCCATTATGATATTTTGAACCCATATACACTTTGTTAGTTTCCAAATCAGGAAACTTATCTACTATTCTTTTAAGCTGCTGCTCTAACTTTTGCTTTACTGTTTTCATTTTTGTTTCTTTCATTGTTTGTTTATATAAATGTTAATATCACTTATTATCACATACAACTACTTTGGCAATAGTTATTATTTTACATGGCAGGCGCTCTGACTATATCTAATGTTTATGTAATAAATAAAATATCTATAGTTATTGCGTGTTATTGCGTGACAGGCAGGCGCTCTAACCAAGCTGAGCTACACCCCCAAGACCTCTGGTACAAGTTTGGTACAAAGCGGTGTAACTTACTTTGTGCTGTACCACAAATTATCTCGCTCTTAAATTTATAGTAACACAAAATCATAAAATCTTATAGTGGATTTGTACCACTACTCTTAATTTAATTTTGTACCAAAAATAAGATTGTCTTATATGGAGTTTTGTAAATAGTTTGAATTAGGACTCGAAATTTGATGTTGTTTTTTGGTAGGCACTCCAGGTCATACAAGATCTAACTTGTTAATCCTGGAGTCAATTTGGAAGGAATTTAGTTATTATAAATCTTACTTAAAACCACCTAATAACGATTGGTAGGATTTTTTTGATATTGTAGATTTAGCCTTACTTCTGGATGTGCCAGCTTTTTTTCTTCGGTTTATGTTGTAGTATAAACCTTTGCGAGCCAGCTTTCCTGATTTAGTTTTATGGTAGCCTTTTTTCATATTGTTTTTGTTTAAGTTGATTTCTCAATTCTTTTAGCTTTTCTTCCATTCTAGGAATTTCTAATCTGCGTTTAGCTTTAGCCTCTTCTAATTCTTTTTGTGCTTGTTCTTGCTTTTGCTTTTGCAGATCTTCTAATCTTCTGTTCTCTGCTTTTATTTTTTCTAAATAACTACTCATGCAATCTTTTATTGGTGGATGACCTGGATTAATTTTTATGCAGAAATGTTTATGCTCTGCATTGACAACAAATGTATCTCTGCTGTTGAGTTCTGTTTTGCAGTAATCACATTTAAAATATAAAATTCTATTGCTCTCTCGTTTGAGAGGTATCGGACGCATGGAGTATTGGTGTTTGGATTTATCGCCACATTTTGCAGGACCAATACCTAGCTTTAAACTTAGGTCCTGGAGTGCTGCATCGATGTCTTGCTAAAAAAGATTTTTTCCTACCTGGTATATTTTTTTTAATACTCATATTAGGATCGCCAAAATTTACTTTGACAACACGAGTACCTTTTCTAACAAATACTTTAAATTTCTTAACATCACCTCGCATCACTTTGTTAAGTGGTACGGATTTACTTTGATACTTTGCCATTACATTTACAATTTTTTAATAAGCAGCAGCCAACCGCTAGCTTGAAAATACAATTCATTTATTTGCAATTGTTCTTGCAATACTTTCACCTGATCTGCCGATCACATAACCACCAAGACCTATCTGTAATAATGTCCAAACATCACCTGGTAGTTCAAAAGTTATTTGCGATTTAAAAAGTAATAAACTTACTGGTCCTATTATGTAGTTCCAAACCAATATAAAAATTAAGACATACATTAATGTAGGTCGCCAACCTGCTACAAACCAATTAGATTTTGCCTCTGCCTCTACAATACTTGCAGCTGCTTTTAGTTCTTCTGATGAGCTTTCAAGTAATTTGATTTGCAAATCTGCTTTTAGCTTTGCTGCTAAATCTTTGTCTGTAACTGCTTTATCTACTGTAGAAAATAAAATCTGAGCAATAGGTGCAATTAATTTAAGTGCTGGTATCACAACTCCTCATTACCGTTGATAATTCTTGGCAGCGCTTTGGTGTTTGTTTAAACCAAAGGCTATCTAACATCTCATCAGCAGCTTTACTGTATTGATGAAATTTTAATGCAGCTAAAAAGTTTTTAAATTTTAATACTCCTGCTTTGCCAAGCTGGAATATCATCTCAATTACAACTCCTCTTGCTACACTATGAATATCTGGATCTAGTATTTCGTTTGCAGATTGAACTGCATAATCAAAATCTTTATCAAAAATCTTTTCTAATTCTTCTTTAGAATATTGTATGCCTGGTAGTATTCCATCTTCTACAACCTTATGTCCGTAGCCAATGGTTTTAAAACCTAGATGATCTTCATACATCATGTCTCTAAAACCTTCGTGTTTTTTAATCCGCTCTTTTATTGTTTGTAAGCTCATTAGAAAAAATCTTACCTCTTTTGTTTCCGAGTATGTAAGTTCGTTTTTTTAAATTAATGTAAAACTGTTTTACCTTTAATTTTTTTTGAATATCTTTTAATGGTCTTTGTTTATGTCTGGTTTCTCGATCTGACTTAGCATCATACAATTCTATTTCACCGCTATCTTTATTGACGGTTATAATATCAATAGGACCTACACCATTGATGTTTGTAAAAACTAAATGGTTGTCATCCAGGAGTTCAAGAATTGCAATCACATGAGCTGCAATTCCTTTATTGTAATAATTCAAATTATTTTTTTATGATAAAATTCCAAGCAGCAATAAATGTAGTAATAAAGCCTATGATCCAAAGTAAAACTTTTACTCCGCCTTTGCCGTAAGCGATCTCTTCTTTGATAAGCTGGATTTCTTTTGTGTTAGCCTCTACGATTTTGTGCATATCGCAGATCTTCTGATTGATCGTATGAAGTGATACTTCATCCAGCTTTTTTTTCTTATTCATTGTTGTTTATGTTTTATGAAGAGCTTTAATTTTTTATTAAAGTCTTTTATACCGTCCGCTTTTTTTACTCCTAACATCGTGCCAAGAATAAAAAATATAATAGCTACTGCTATGTATAGCATTAGATACTCCTTTGTTTGGTTGTTTGTTAAACTAGATATTATTGCAATAAATCCTGCTGATATGACTGCAAGAATTGCGTAAAAAAAACATACTGGACACACTTAATTATTAATTAAAATTAATATTGATGTTCACTCTAATATTTTCATCAGTCTGTGTTACTGACGAGTGTTCTAACTTACCATCAAAAATTACAGCTTGATTTGCAACTGATGGTACTTTGCTGCCATCTTTAAATAAGGTGTAGCCATTATTTGAATTTACAGAATACAATAAAACTTTGTGTGCAGCATCTTGGTCAATATGAAAACCAGTTACAATATGATCGTTACTCTTTGTATATAAATTAACTTTAGCTCTCAGTAATTGAGAGTGTTCTACTTTAGACATCAAAGGAAATAACAAAGTAATTATATCGTGTGGTGATGTACAAGGTTGATTATCCCAGAATAATGCGTGATTAAACATAAAGTATGACTTGTCATCAGGAGTTGATGTACCGCTTGAATAGAGATAAGGAAAAAATCTTCCAGTTACTCTCTCACTAATTAATGTGTGAGCTTTTTCTGATAAAAAATTATCTATTATTTTCATTTACCATTTTCCTATTGGACATCGAACTTTATAAACATAATCAGGTACTCTTACCTTTAATGGCATAAAGCAGTTGCACTCTTTGCAAATTTTTAAAAGTTTATTAAAACTTTTGCAGTTTTCACAAATTGCGTATCGTTGTTTTGATTGTGATGTTTCTTCGTAAGGTGAAGTTTCCACTTATAATTTTAATAATAAACAACCACCACCAAAAGTATGGTCATCATATTTTGGCGAACCATAGCTACCATAACCTGTAACCTGTGCGGTCGAACCATAGTAACCTGAGCCAGACCTTCCACAAGCCATTATATTTGACACAGCATAAGCTCCAAATAAAGGATCAAGTGCATTGACATCTACTCCTGCTCCGCCTTGTCCGTTTCCACCGCAGTTCGGAGTTGCATTTCCATTTCCACCTGCACCTGCCGAACCTGCTGTATTCCAGTTGTAATGGCTTAACTGTGATTGTCCTGTTGTCCTACCTGCATATACTGTTCCACCT